AAATGGGCTTTTGCCCGCATACCGCAACTACCGCAAGAAATACCCCTTATAGGGGTATTTCTGCGGTATTGCTGCGGCGGTTGAAATTATTTGTTGCGGTGGTGGGGCGAAAACTGGATCGAGAAATCTTGCGTAAGTGTTTTGGAATTGAAATCGTGGGGTTGGGGGTATTTTGCGTAGGCTTTGTCGTGCTATACTACGGGAATGAAACGCCCCGGCCTCTATGCCAATATCAATGCCCGCCGTAAGGCCGGTACTAGCCGACCCAAGAGCCAATCCACCATTAGCCCACGAACCTGGCGGCTGATGAAGGCCAAGAAGGGTGGCTTTAGTGAAGGCAGGAAGGGATAGGGTAGGGCTGGCTTGGGCCTACATTGAACTTCTCCTTACCGAGAACTCAAGGCTCCACCAGACCATAGGCAAGGTTGACCGGCTGTGCGGTGACATCTTGGCTGACTGCTCCCGCGAGGTGTACGAGGCCAATATGAATGACCTGACCAGAGACCTAGAGGATCTGGCAAACTTCCTTGAAGTCCACCAAGAAAAGATTAAACTGCTTGCCAGTGTCCTAAATGAACCCGCGTAAACTACCCTGCAATAGCCCACGCCGGACGCCCGGTGCCAATAAAAAATTTGTAGTGAGGAGTTGCTCTGGCGGTAAGTCAAAGGTCATTCGATATGGTGACCCCAAGATGCGGATCAAGAAGTCCATACCAGGTCGCCGAAAGAGTTTCCGCGCCCGCCATCGGTGTGACTCTAACCCTCCCGCCAAGAACACGGCTCGGTTTTGGTCTTGCCGCGCTTGGTGAGTGTAGTGAAATCCAAAAAGGCTTTAAAATCGACGCTATGCCACCCAGAAGCCTCGCTATCGCGTCAGGATGCAGATTATTATAAACTGGCTGACAAACCAAAAGCCACCCTACATCTTCGTTTAAATGCTAAATCTCTGGACGATGCCAGAGCCATTGCGCTACCATTAGATAACAGAGCTTGTTGTATATCAATAAGATAGACTCTCCAAGCTACCGTTTTACTGTTTGCTATTTGCTTCCCGCCATTTAACCCAACGCTCCCGTTGGCGTTGCGATACCATTTGATAGTGTTCCCGCGATAACTTCCGAGCCTTACTCGGCCCCTTAACGCTCCCGCCTTTCCTGCCGATACCGGCTAGGTACTCTTTAACGATCTGCTCTTTTGTCATTTTTTATAGACTCCTTATAGTATGCTCCAAGCTTCCGTTTATTTACGGATACCAAGACGCTCCCGATTCATGCGCCAAACTACCGATTATTATCGGCAACCGAGCGTGTTGCTATTTGATACCGCTTGGGGTTGAACCTTGCGGAGGTTTATTTATTCGCTAACTGAAAGTCTAAATCCGCCTCTTCTTTATGCCATTTTATAACCCACAACGCCCATTTTAATGATGCGATGCAGCTATCATTTATAAGCTCCAATTTTTCACAAGCTTCCATTCTTTTCTGTTCGCCATTCTTTTTGGCGTCCCATTTGTTTTGGATTGCCTGCTGGTACTTAAATTCCAATCTCCTAATTTCATCTTTTAATGATTCAACCGATACGCTCAGTGCGTCCATTCTGTCCTTCCTTTCTTTCATTGTTTGCTAGGCCATCCCAACCGGGCTTGACCTCTCCCCTCCCCTTGCGAGGGAGAGACGAGGGAAAGCTTATTTCCTTAATACGATCCAAGCGAAACCTACCAAGATCCCGCCTAGGATCAGTCCGTGTGCGAAGTAGATTGCTCCACTCATCGCCACACCTCCTTTCTGATTGTATAAATCGTCCTCCCATTCATCCCCCGCCAGCGTTCCGCACTCTCGAGAGTTTCGAAACGGCAGACGAAGGAACCGGCTCGGGTGTAAATTGAGAAGCAGATCATTCAGCAAAAACGAAGCAATAACCTTCGTTCCTCGGCAATGCTCCTCCGATTACTGGCCGATTCCATTCTTTATTCTTTGTCTTTTCGGCCAGCCTTCTCTGCAAAGTGTGACACGCCGAAAGGTGTGCCGTATCTTGATTCAGTTCGTGCGGGTATGGGATCTGAACAGATCCCGCCTCACAATAAGCCTTGATCCTACTTCCCTTGAGGTTGGTGCAAGGCAGGTATTTCGTTTTAATCGCTTGCTTCATAGTGTGTGCTTCCTTTCTTTTGGTTTTTGGTTATCCTCTGCCGATCATCTTAGAATACTTCGCCCCAATATTTTCTCCGATCAATTCCAGCAAAGATTCCGTGGTGTGTGCTTCGTGTTCCTCGTCTCCGAGCCGATTGGCAGCGTCCGCAATTTCGTTGAGCAAATCCGCAAGGCGGGTCAGCGTTTCGGGAATTGCGATATTGTCGGCCAGATCGGAAAGAATCTTGCTGGTAATTTCCAAGTCGTCCAAGCAGCAGACTCCAGAGGAAAATCCCTCGGAGATCATCGTTGCTTCGTGGCAAAGGGCTTTGACCGCCTTTGGTTCGGTTCGTGGTGTGTTACTTTGCATACTGCGAGTATTGCAAGCGGGCGGAATGTGTCAACGATTATTTTTAATCTTTTTTCGTGGTAGATTGTCGGCGTGAGCGAATCGCCCGGAACTGCCCCAAAAGCGAAAAACGGCAAGCATCAATTCACGCCAGAAATTGAGGCAAAGATCCTCGATGCTTGCGGGTCTGGATTTACCATCGAGAAAGCAGGAGCCTTGGTTGGCGTGAATCCGTCAACCATTCGAACATGGTGTCAGCGTAAACCGAAATTTGCCGAGAAGGTGGAGACAGCAAGGAAAAACCACGAATTGTCCCTTCTCAAATCCATAGAGCAAGCGGGGGAGAAGTCTTGGCAAGCGAAGGCGTGGATGGCCGAGAGAGTTTACAACTATGCCCAACCTTCAGCCAGGTTGCAAGTCTCTGGTGGCGTGGAACATACAGCAACCGGCGGATTCGCTCAATTACTCGCTGGCCTCGCATCACGCCGAGCTGAAAAGAAAGCACAAGTGATTGAGACCCAGGAAGTTAAGGCATTACCTCAACCTCAAAGTAAATACAATAGCTATTGTCCGACAAATGAGTTGCAACCCATTGTTACTACAACACCTAAAAATCCTGGTAAGCCTCGTCCTTTGAGGATGAGGAAACGCAAGCCAAGGGCAGAAAGCCTAGCAAAGTATCCCCTACACGACACCCCCCCTGCCACGCCCCCCGCCACCGATTCTACACGTAATACCCCCCTAAATAATTGCGACACAAAACAAAAAGAAGACCATGCCCAAGAGACTTCCCAAAGCAGCGCAGAAGGATCCTGACGAGATAATCGAAAACCTGCTTCGACCTGCGCCTTTCGCAAGTAAGGTGCTGGGAATCAATCTCTATGATTGGCAAAGAAAGGTTCTTGCAGATTTGGAGCCAAGAGACTGCCGAGTGGCTCTGCGTGCTGCCAACGGTTCCGGCAAGACTTCGACCGTAATTTCAGCCATTCTGATATGGCACGCTCTCACATTTCAGCGTTCCATCGCAGTCACGACCGCAGGCGTTTTCCGCCAAGTCGAGTCCCAGCTCTGGCCTAGCCTGCGTTCCCACATTGCCAAGCTTGGCGGCCCCTGGGAGGTCACTTCTGGCGAGATCCGCTACCTGCATCCCAACGGCAACACATCGCGCATTATAGGGTACTCTGCGACCGACCCAGGGCGTGCTGAAGGCTGGCACGCAGAGGACCACGATATTGCGCCTTTGCTTATGGTCGTGGACGAAGCCAAGACCGTTGCAGATCCTTTATTCGAGGCAATCAGCCGGTGTCAGCCCACCCGGCTGTTAATCGCCTCATCCCCCGGGGGTAGCAGCGGTGCCTTCTATCGCGCCTTCACCAAGGAGGCGAGTATGTGGCAGAAGCACGCCGTAACGGCGTTTGACTGCCCCCATATCACCCAAGCCCAGATCGACGAGGTAATCCAGCGGTACGGCGAGAAGCACCCCCTGACCCGCTCCATGATCTATGGCGAGTTTGTGGACATAGGCAACGAAAGCTTGGTTATTAACCTGACCCAGCTTCAGGCGTGCCTGACCAGCCCACCCGACTTCAAGCCCGGAACCAGGGTGGCAGGCGTGGACTTTGCGGCTGGCGGTGACGCTAACGTACTTTGCGTAAGGGACGGCAATAAGGTGCTTTCCTTCGTGGCATGGCGCGAAAGGGATACGATGGCCGCCGTGGGTAGGTTTATTGTCGAGTTCAAGAAGGCTGGGTTACAGGCCGACAACATCTACGCTGACGCAAGCGGTCTTGGCATGGTCATGTGCGATGCCTTGGCCGAGGCTGGCTGGGAGGTTAACCGGGTCAACTTCGGGTCCAGTGCTTATGACAACGAGGCGTACACCAACCGCTCCGCCGAGATGTGGTACGGCATGGCCAAAAAGATTGGCGATGCCGAGATCATCCTGCCCGACGACGACGAACTGACGGCGCAACTGACCTGTCGGCGCACCATTACCAATTCCAAGGGCAAGCTCGGAGTCGAGTCCAAGGACTCAATGAGGTCCAGGGGACTCGCTTCGCCCGACAAGGCCGATGCCCTTGCCCTGTGCCTGGATGGTGGTAATCTTCGGTTCGACTTGACTTTCCCCGTTGAAAAGCCAACTTGGAGGTCATTGCAAGCCCTGATGGAGTCGAGCGACCCCGTCATGGCTGGCTTCGACGCAGGAGGTTAATATGAACATCTGGAACTGGATTACCGCAAATTGGACCGAGATCGTTGCCGCCGTTGGTGGCATCGTGCTTGCCGCCCGCATCATTGTGAAATTGACCCCGACCCCCGCTGATGATTCCTTCCTCGAAAAGGTAATCAATTTCCTCAAGGGCGTCGGTCTCAATATCAAATAACTTTAAGTGATCGGTGCGATACTTAACATCATCGCGTCGATCCTTCGCCTCATTCCGGGTTGGAAAGAAAAGCGTGTTGACCGGCTTGAGGGTGATTGGAAAAACAACCGCGATGCCATTGATCGCGATCTTGGCCCTAAGCCTTGGTGGATGCGCCACAACGACCCCGACAACGAACACAACCGGGGCCGTTGAGGCCCTGATGCGAGATGAAAACTATCCCGCTGTTCGCAACTCAGATCCTGCCGTCCGTGCATGGGCAAAACGTGCTTTGCATTATATCAACGATCTTAGCTTTGAACTGAACCGCGAGAGGGAAAAATGACGCCTAAAGACGAACGCCGCCAAGACTATTATGTAAGGATTATCGAGGCCCTGAACCAGCGCGAAAGCTGGGAGAACCGCCAGCGGTTGTTTTACCAGGCCCGGTACTTCGGCGTGCGTCGCAAGGTTAAGCCTTGGCCCACCGCAGCAGACCTGCACGTCCAGTTGATCGACACGGCCATCGAGAAACTCAAACCCTCATTCGTAAATTCCGCCATTGGCAACGACATCCTTTCCAGCTTTGTACCGATGCGCCAGCAGTTGACCCCGATTACGGCCTCCGCCGAGCGGTGGTTCGACTACCAGATGCGTGAGAAGACCAACTTCCAGAAGGAGATCGTTTCCGTCATCGACAACATTCTCCTTTACGGGCGCGGCGTGGCAAAGGTAATCTGGAGCGAAGACAAGAAAAGGATAGATTTTGAAGCGATTGATCCATTCCATATTATTGTTCCTTCCTATACCAAGGAGTTCAAGGATGCTGATTTCATCGTCCACATCCTTTCCATTTCCGTCGATTCCTATAAGGCAAATCCCAATTACAGGCAGGACGAGGAACTCATTAAGATCATTTCCGGTAAACCCTCCAAATCGGTGGGCCTACGAAGTGAGATTCAGGACGAGATTTATAGACGGGAAGGAATTACTCAGGAAGCTGAGAACGACCGCATTATTCTTTGGGAAATGTACACTCCTTCTGAGGACGGCTGGAAGGTCGAGACTTACAGCCCCCTTCAGGTCACGACTGACATAAGAAAACCCTTCATTCTGCCGTACAAGCACGGCGAACCTCCCTTTGTAGATTTCCCCTATGAAGTCACAGGGGGCGGTTGGTACAGCCCACGGGGAGTCGCAGAAATTCTCCTCCCCGGAGAGAATCTGCTCAACAAGCTGAAGAATAGCCTGAGCGATTACGTTGAGCTGGCCAACCGACCCGTTTTCGAGGCACAGAACCCGATCTCGCTCAACACGGCGAATCTGAAGATGCAACCCGGCCAGATCCTTCCCCAGGGTCTAAAGCCCGTCCAGTTCAGCCAACCTCCATTCGACTTCCAGCGTTTGATGCTGGAGGAGCGGATGCTGGCCGAGGCTCGGATGGGTAACCCTGACTTCGGTGCCGGATCGCAGTACCAGATCAGCGACCGTAAGACTGCGACCGAGATCGCTGCCGTGCAGGCGCAAGCCGCAGCTTCCGGCGACCTTCGTAACCGCATTTTCCGAATGGGCTTGGCGCACCTCTTCAAACAGTGTTGGTCGCTTTACACCCAGTATAACAAGAAGGATCTAATGTTCCGCTACGCCGAGGAAACTGGTGCGATGCCGCCCGAGGGCATCCATGAGGAGTATTCGATTGAGCCGAAGGGTGGATTGGATTTCATCAACCGCCAATTCTCGCTCCAGAAAGCCGTCGCCCGGATGCAGATGTTTCAGGGCAATCCTTTCGTCAATCAAGGCGAGCTGGTCAAGTCCGTCATCGAACAAGACGATCCCAGCCTGGTGCGCCGACTCTACCAAGACCCGCAGGCCGGAATGGGTAGCGAGGCAGAAGATCAGGCGACCGAGATTGCGACCATGCTTGCCACCGGCTTCCCGGTTCAGATCAAGCCCAGCGACGACCACAAGGCGCACATTCAGGTGTTGTTCCAGTTTAATCAGGCCGCCCAAGCCCGCCAGCAGCAGGTTGACCAGGTTGCCATGCAGGCGATCATGGCGCACTTGCAACAGCACCTTGCCGCCCTGGAGCAGGTTGATCCCAACACATCCCGCGCCATCCAGAAGCAACTCAGGGATGCCGCCAAGCAGGAAGTCCGCGCCCAAGAACAAGCCTTGACAGCTCAAGCCCAGCCCGCACCATTGGCGGCATGACCCTTCTAAACGAAAGAAAAATAGAGTCGATTTTAGTACATTGTCTTAAAAATAAGACTGGTTTGTTTGGCGAGGTCGGTGTTTTTAATGGTGGATTTACAAGCATACTTTCAGACAATTTTCTGGATGCCAGAATTTATGCTTATGATACTTTTGAGGGGATGCCTGAATCTGCGTGGAGCAAAGGCGAGATTCATTACGTTGGGGAATTTAAGCCACAGTTTGATGTTGTAAAACTTCTTGAAAACAGGAAAAACGTGGTTGTAAGAAAGGGTATTTTCCCTGACACCATAGGAGACGAAACAGGGTTTTGGATGGTCCATCTTGATGTTGATTTTTACCTTTCAACACTAAATTCACTTAAAGTTCTCAAAGATCGCATGGCTCCGGGCGGAGCCATTTTCCTTGATGATTGGGATTGGCCTAATTGCCCTGGGGTGAGGAAGGCGGTAGAGGAGCTTGGTCTTGAGGCAAGGCAAATCGTGGAACATCAGGCCGTGATTAACTTCTAGTGAGAACCATCCGCGCTATCCTGGCTTTCATGCGTAATCACCAGTGGGTAAACGAACCAGCATGGCTTGAGGAGGACGAAAAGGCGTGGACCGCGTTCCTTGGCACCCCCACCGGGAAGAAGCTCAGTCTTATCTTACTTAATCTTACTCTTCGCCAAAACTCGTCTGCGGTGATGAAAGAGGGTCAGAAACTTGCAGATGCCTGTGGTTATGCTAAAGGTTTCAGAGGTTGTGTGGCGACCCTAGAGTCGCTTGCGACCGCAAAACTAAACTCGGCCATCCCTGGCTACGGGGATGACGCCGATGAACCAGTAGCCGACTAACCTTTGGGCGGGAATGACTCCCCTGCCAAAAGTGTAAGAAAGGGTCAATATGGCGGATTCAAATAACCTGACGGAAGTTGATTTGTTAGCAATGGCAGCCGCAGCCGACGAAGGTAGGGATTATAGCCCCGAACCCAAGAAGGAAGAGGAAGCCAAGGTAGAACAGGCGACGACCGAAAAGGCCAGCGGAGATACCGAGCAGAAACCCGCGCCTGCTGAAGAAGCCGAAACAAAACAGGATGCCTCGAGTGAGGCACCCGCAACCGAGGAGAAATCCGAGGATGCGAAAAGTTCTCTAACAACTGAACCTTCAGAAACCAAGTCGGAATCGGCTTCCGAAAAGAAGCTGTCACGATATGAGAAGGCTAAGTCTCGTCTTGAGAAAGAGTGGGAAGATGTCAGACAAGAGAAAGCAAGACTCAAAGCCGAACGGGAAGCCATCGAGGCAGCCAAAGCGCAAAGGGAGGCTGCACAGCCTGGTCCTGAAACGCCGAAGGCTGGAAGTCGAAAGTATAGCCCGGAAGATTACCGGGAGGCGGCAAAGAGCTATCGTGAGGAAGGCCGCGACGATCTTGCAAAGCTCGCTGAACAGAAAGCTACTGAGGTCGAGACGGAGGAGCGAAAGGAAATCGAGCAGAAAACCCAAACCGAACTGAAATCGGCGTGGGACAAAAATCTGCTTGAGGAGGTCGAGGCCAACCCCGATCTCAAGGATTCCAATAGCTCACTCTACAAGGCAGTCTCCGAGATGCTCCAGAATCACGCGATTCTCCGCAACTACCCTGCGGGAATCAAGGATGCGGTGGGCATCGCCAAGATCCGGCTCAAGGCGGAGTCCGCTTCCGATTTGGAAAAGAAGGTTCAAGAGTATGAGCGAGAACTCGCTCAACTCAGAAAAGCTACGACACCGGCCTCCGGCCAGCCGTCCGCGCCAGCAAAGCAGAAGTCATTTCACGAAATGTCCTCTGCCGACCAGGAGAAAGAACTTCTCCGCATGGCGATGGAAGCTGACCGAGCCAACGTGTAGCAATAAAGGATACTAAACAAAATGGTTACTACTGGTTCAGTTACGGCACAGTTCCAGACGTACTTCAGCAAGCAGTTGCTGGAGCGTGCGCTGCCCCTCCTTCAGATGGAGCAGTTTGCGAACAAGGTGCCTTACCCCACAAAAACTGGCGGAAACAAAACGATTCGTTTCTTCCGCTTTGACGACCCGAGCATCAGCGCGATTGCCAACCTGTCCGAAGGCACCACGCCTTCCAGCGGTGACGAGCGCGATCTGACTCTCTCCTCGGTCGAAGCCACCCTCGTTCAGTACGGTTCCAAAATCGTGTTGACCGACGTGTTGCTCGCCACCGAGCTGTTCAGCCACCTCGCCCAGGCCACCAAGCAGCTTGGCGAAGACGCCGCCCTCCACGCCGACACCCTGTGTCACCGTGCGTTGGTGCAGGATTCTTCCACCAGCACTGGTACCGGCGTGGCCACGAAGTCCTATGCCCGTTATGCCCAAAACGGCACCAACGGCACGACCTTCGCGACCAGCACTACCCCCAACTCCAGCATCACCGCCACCGACCTGCTCGACGGAGCGACCGCGCTGTTCATCAGCCGCGCCCCCAAGATCAAGGACGGCTACGCCCTCGTGGCGCACCCGGCGGTCGTTCGCGACCTCCAGCAGGACGACGATTGGCTGAAGGTTTCCAGCTACTCCGCCCCGGATCAAATCTTCCGTGGCGAGGTTGGCAAACTCTTCGGCGTGTCCGTCATCTCCAGCACCAACGTCCAGACGTTTGCCACCGCAGCTGACGGCGTGGCCACCAGCTCGACTGCTGGTAACGCTGTGTACGCCAACGTGTTGCTCGGTGGTCAGGCGTTCGGAGTTCCTCACCTGTCCGCCGTTGCGGCTTCCGGCTCGCCCTTCTCCCCGAAGGTCACGATCCTCGACGCGGCTGACAAGAGCGACCCCTATGGACAGCGGATTGTCTGCTCGTTCAAGACGTTCTACGCGGCCAAGCAGCTCGACCCTCGATTCTTCCGGGTGTTGTTCAGCAAGTCCAACTACTCGTAATAGTTAAATGGGAGCCATGCTAATTATTGGTATGGGTCCCCGGAAGGCGGGGGAGGGTAAAACCTCCCCCGCTCCTTCCACCAAGGAGAAGTCCATGAAATCAGGAATGGTGAAACTTCCCGTCTCCATGTTTGAACTTGGGGAGGGTGAGGAAAACGCCGCTCCCGAAGCTGGCGACATGGTGGAACTTGAAGGCACGGTTGAGTCCATTGAGAACGGTGTTGCCATGGTCCGCGTGAATAACGCGATGGCCGAGGAATCCGACTCCGAGGAAAACAACAAGCCCGAGATGTCCGAGGAAGACCAGATGATGAAGATGGCCGAGGAATCCGACAAGGAGAACTACGCCTAATGCCTGTTTACCAGTACGAAGACACCAGAAATGGGTCAGTCGTCGAACTGGAAAAGCCGGTGGCGGACAGGGACTCAGTCCCTCGTTACCTTAAAAGATTCAGCGTGCCTCAAAAATTGACGCTCGTAGGAGTTGGAGAACCCCGCGAAAACCCCGAAGGCGTCAACATGACAAACTTAATGAAGGGGTATTACTCCCAGGAACAAAAGCTTGGGAGCAGGTTCAAGAGCCAATACACGCCAGATAAGATCAAACGTGCGGCGGCCTTGCAAAGGAGTAAACAAAATGTCTGACGAATTCCAGAGAAGTCCGATCAAGGCGAAGGGTAAAGCTGTCCGCATCGACTCGCGTCGATTCACCAACGTGATTGAGTTCACGGCGTCCAGCAGCGGCGGCACGGTCAACACCGTTGCTACCTCCCCCGCTTCGCTCAATGTGACCCTCAACGGCACGAGCTACCGCATCGCGCTGCATAGCTAAGATGCGTCTCTTATCTCGACTCACCCTTGGTGATGCCGGGACGATCATCGCATCGTCGGCTTCCACGAACACTGGAAGCTACGATGCGGTGACCGCTCTTACGCAGGCCACGGCGACATTGACCATCAGCGGTTCAACCACCACGGCGACGATTGGCCAAGGAGTTACCATCTATGGCGACATCGCCAGAGTGGTGAATTCTTCTGGCGGTCAGGTTGCCATCTACGTCCGCAAGGACTAAAGGAGGCCCGTCATGGGTCGCCAGTGGAATCAGATTATATCTAGCCTTGGCCCGCTTACCGGCGGAACCATGTCGATTAATGCAAATCTTGCAGACATCGAGGCTTTGCTTACTACCATTCAGGCTGACATTGCCGATGGTATTCAGTCCACCAAGGGAACAACTACAACTGGGACGCTGACCGCTGGCACGACAAACGGTACTTTGTTTGCAGCCAAGGCCAACCGCAACTACCTCTTGGTGCAATGCACCAGCGGAACGGTGTTTATTGACACCAACGGCACTGCCAGTGCAACCGACGACATTCAGTTGACAAGCGGTCAGGGTATCACTTGGGAAGGATCATTTATACCAACTGGAGCTATTGCCGCAATTACATCAACCGGAACGGCAAGAATTATTGGGGTTCAGGGTTAGTTTATGGCATTCTTTGGTGGGTCTAGCGTTGATTTAACTTCCCCCGGACCCATCGGCTCCACCACGCCGAATACTGGGCGGTTCACCACGCTAACCTTAGCCCCTTCAGCCAACACCACACCATTCACGGCAAGCGGATATTCTTTAACTGGAACAAATGCTCAGAGCCTATTCGATCTCTCTGGCACTTGGAACACAAGTGGAACTCCTACAGCTTTTAAGCTAAATGTAACCGACACGGCCAGCAACGCATCGAGCTTGCTGATGGATTTGCAGGTTGGTGGTTCTAGCAGAGCAACTATCAATAAAAGCGGGCAAATAAGTGCAAATGTTGGGCAATTATCAGGTGGTTTTGGTTTTGCATTTCTTGGTGGTACTAATGGAATATATAGTCCCTCATCAAGCGGTTCTTGGTATTTAGCAAGTAGTGGAAATGCGTCAGCAGAAATTCGCTCAAGTGGACTTGGTCTTGGGTCAAACTCTCTTTCTTGGGGAAGTATTGGATCAACTCAAGATGTAATTTTAACAAGAGACGCATCGGCAATCCTAGCCCAACGCAACTCCACCAACGCCCAAACCTTCCGCCTCTACAACACTTACACCGACGCAAGCAATTATGAGCGTGGGTTTATGCGGTGGGCTACAAATGTTCTTGAGATCGGGGCGGAAGCGGCGGGGACCGGGACGCAGAGGCAGTTAAGGTTTCCTCTTGGTACAGTCACGGCCTCCACGCCTCTTTCTATCACTCAGACTTGGAATAGCGCAGGGGTAACATTTACTGGGCTTCAGCTTAACGCCACCGATACGGCCTCTGCGAGTGGGAGTCTCTTGTTTGATTTCCAAGTTGGAGGAAGCTCAAAGTGCAGAGTAAATAAAAACGGCGATCTTACAATTACAGGCGGATTTAATTGCACGCAAAATTCCACACTGGATGGAATTATTACACGACAAGCCGCAATCTATGGTGGTAGTGATGCCAATGGGACATTGATTCTTCAAAACTCAAACTTCAACAATTTTAATATGCTTAAAATTGGTGGAACAAGCTCATCTTTCCCAGCCCTAAAAAGATCATCTGCTGTTCTACAGGCCAGACTAGCTGATGATTCTGGATTTGCCCAAGTGCAAGGAAAACTTACTACTGACACAAATTATACCGTAACGGCTCCTATTGCTACTGGATATCTTACTATTTATGACGCCTCTGGAACTGCATACAAAGTTCTTTGTTCAACATAATTTATGAAACAAATCACCCTCACCGAAGAGCAGGCCAAAAACACCATGCAACTCCTCGACCTTGCCGTGAAGGCTGGGGGCTTAAACGCCTCCGTCCTAGCGTTGCCGATAGCGCAGGCGATTGAGGAACAGCTAACCGCCAAGGAGAAATCCGAATGACTTTTACCATTGAAATCACCGACTCAAGCCACCTCGCAGGCATCACCGCCGCAAGGGAGGCGTATAACGCCAGCCAGCCAGAAGGCTCGGAGAGCCTGCTATCCACCGATGCCGACTATGTGCAGTTCGTCATGGCTAGTGCGGCTGAGAGTTATTCCAAGCAGTATAATACATAATATGTGCAAACGCCTCGCCACATGGCTGACCAGTTTGAGTTTGCGTTTCTTAATGACGCGAGCGGAATACGATTGTTTTCGGGAGGCACTGAAGTTTGCGTCCGAAAACAACCTGATGGCCAAGGAGACAAAATACATCGGGAAGGTGAAGCACCTTCTCAGTGTCAACCGCTCCATCAAAAGGATTGTCGAGGAAGGTCGCAATCGGGACGAGGTGACCGAGGCCGTTGTGCATCTTGCCGTGGCTCTAAAGTATCTGGAGGGTCGGGGTCGTGAGTCTTGATGAGGTACACGATCTTAGGGGCAAGATTGAGGACGTGGATCGCAGGTTGATCCGCATAGAGGAACGCCAAGTAACTCTGTATAAAATGATTGAGACAGCCCTATCCAGCTTTGGCGACCTAGCCAACCGGGTGACCGCCCTGGAACACCTAAAAACCAAGATGCTCCTTGTGGCGGGTGCCATAGGTGCTATAGTCAGTCTGGCTTGGGACGCTCTCAAGTCCCGCTTTTCAGGAGGTTAAATGCCCGCTTTAGGCACACAGAACATTGCTACCAGCTACCCGCAGTTGCTTAAAACTTTCGGGCTTGGAGGCTTGGATGGAAATCTTCAGGTCATTACCGATGGTGATAATACATCCTCGGCCCTGTCAGTTTCAACCTCCGGCGTAAGTAGCACTGGGTCTTTCACGGTTTCCAGCAACACCACCCTTTCCGGCCCGGTAACCTTCGGATCAAGCCTCACGGCATCAACCGGCACGGCCACCATCGGAACCCTTTCCGTTTCAGGTCCGTCAACCTTCGGGTCAAGCATAACGGCATCAACTGGCACGGCCACGATTGGAACCCTGTCCGCAAGCACGGCTACAATCGGAACGGCAACCATCAGCACGGCCACGATCAGCACGGCCACGATCCCGCTTCAGCTTGGTGCAATCACGTTCGGATCAAGTATCACCGCATCAACAGGCACAGCAACCATTGGAACTGAGTCTGTAAATGTTTCAACCATAAGCTCGGCAACATTTGGTACCGCAAGAATCACCGGATCTACCGGAGGAGTTGTTGCCATCAATTATGGAACTGCCGCCTTCACAACCGCAACTGTTCCTACCAGCGGATCTTCGGTTGGAACATTTGCAATCAATGGTTTGTCGTTAAACGACATTGTCCACGGAAGCCTTAATTCAATTGGATCGGCAACCGGATCTCAGGCTCTGTCATTTTTTGTGTCAGCAAGGGCGGCTAATGTTGCGGCATTTACGCTTTGCAACGTAAACAACACCACAATTTCAACTGTTCCTGCCGGGACAATTTACGCAACCGCAATCAGGATGGTCTCGTAATATGGCCATCAAATTCAATCGCTCCCAGACTTTCGCCACCAACGGCACGGTTACGGCTCCTGGCCTTCATAACCTTGTGGATGGCCTGGACATCTACCAGGCGTTAATCACCGACCAAACCAACCTGACCAGCGTTGGCACTGCTGACGAGCTATTGATTGCCGATGCCGACCTTACGGCCAATGATGCGCCTCGCGCCGTAACAGTTCAGGAATTGTTTGATGATGCACTTACGGTTGGAACCTATACCAATGCACAGCTTACCGGCAACCTGACCTACGGAACCGCCACAGGCAACCGCACCGTCAGCACCAATGCGAGCATTACCACCGGCACGATCAACAACGCCACGCTGGGTACGACCACCGGGACTGCGGCAACTTTCACATCCTCCACCCTTGGGACCACGACCGCCACGGCGGCAAACATCACCAATGGAACAATTCAGACATTAACATCATCGACACTTTCATCCAATCTTACGGGTGGCACATTTTCAGGCTTGGTTAATTCAACTTCCGGCACTGTTCAGACGCTAACCTCATCTACGGCCACCATCAGCGAAATCGTAACGGCAAAAAATGCAGCCATCAACGTCACCACGCTGGCTACCGCCAGCGGGACACAAAATTTGGACTTTTCCGGGCAAGGCTACCTGACCCATGCAATTACCGGGAATATCACCTACACGGCATCAAATTACGGGAATGGGCGCAGCCTCACCGTGCGGATCACATCGGACGGAACTGCAAGAAATTTAACATTTCCGACCAACTGGGTTTTTGTCGGAGCCAAGCCAACATCAATCGCCGCAAGCAAGGTTGGAATCCTGTCCGTCACGTCGTTTGGCGCGACCGAGGCAGACTCGGTTGCCGCCTACGCCGTGCAGACGTGAACACGCTTGGATTAAGAAATCTTGGGTTTGTCGGGGCCCGCCGGGGGATTATTGCATCCGGCGGGGTTGAAACTGATGTTGGCGGATACCGAATCCATACATTTACAAGTCTTGGTACATTTACTGTCAATCAGGGCGGAACCGTTGAAGCACTTGTGGTGGCAGGGGGTGGAGCTGGTGGCGCGAGAAGAGGTGGTGGAGGAGGAGGTGGTGGAATTTCGCTTGGAACATCAGTTTTAATTTCCACTGGAAATTACACTGTTACGGTTGGTGGCGGAGGAGCCAAGGTGGATACGGCATCTGGTGGAAATGGAAACAACTCTTCCCTTGGAACAATTTCAATCGGAACTGGCGGAGGCGGAGGAGGTTCTTCAAACACGGCAGGTAGCAACGGTGGTTGCGGAGGTGGCGGAGGTGGGGCATCTGGTGGATCCACGTCATTTGTGGCTGGCGGAACGGCATCACAGGGATTCAAGGGTGGCGATAGAACTGGAAGTGCTGTTGGGCTTGGGGCTGGTGGTGGAGGGATGGGGTCGGTTGGCCCAAACATTAGTTCGGATGTAAATTATACGGCTGGATCAGGAAATGTTTACTCAACATCTGGATCTTCTGTGACATATTCAGGAGGCGGAGGTGGTGGGAGTCAGTCATCCTCATTTGGAACTGGCGGAGTCGGTGGTGGTGGGAATGGTGGAGCAAATGCTGCCGCAACCGATGGTTCCACAAATACTGGCGGAGGCGGAGGTGGAGGCGGAACAGGCGGGCTTGATGGAGGAAACGGAGGATCTGGTATTGTAATAATCAGATACCCCCTAAACTAATTATGGCTCACTTCGCAGAAATAGACCAAGACAACCGCGTTTTGCGGGTCGTCGTCGTGGCCAATAAGGATACGGCTGACGAGAACGGAAACGAGGTGGAGCAGATCGGGCGCGACTTTTGCAACCGGCTGCTTGGAGGAAGCTGGGTTCAGACCTCCTATAATTCAAACTTTCGAGGCAAGTATGCTGGGATCGGTGACACCTATGATCCGATCAATGATGTTTTTGTTTCACCCATAACCGAGGAGCCATCCAATGACCCTGTCTGAAATCGCACAATACGCAGGTGAGAAGGTCGGCAAGACCGACTCCGACACGCTGACCTTCTTACAGAAGGCCGCCAGCCTTAACTACCGCCGAGTCTGGAACTTCGCTCCTTGGCGGGAAACGGTCACCTCCTCGACCTATTCCGTGGGAACCAGCCGGACGGTTACCCTTGGCTCCAACGTCGAGACACCCCTGTCGGTGGCCTACGACAACAGCGAAATCACCCCGATTGATCTAGCCACCATCGTCAGCCAAGACGCTGACCTATTGGCCGAAACCAGAACTGGCGACCCGCAGTTGTATCACTTCACCGGGCGCAATACTTCCGGCATCGCCCAGCTTGACCTATACCCTCGCCTTGAGACGGCTGGGACCGAGCCGCTCCGGGTGGTGGAGAAGCTGAAGTGCCTGACCCGCACAAACATCATTGTAGATTTCCCGCCCAGCACGCAAGCCCTAGACGACGAGCTTCGCCTGCCCCATGTGCATCATGTGGTGCTGGCCCTGACCCATGCCGACGCCTTGGAGCGTGAACGGCAGTACGCCAAAGCGCAGACGGTTGTGCAGACGGCGAACGCGGATTTGGCGGCAATGGCCAACTACGAGTTGAGCCAAGTCGGCGGGATCAAGCAGATCAGCCCGGTCAGCCTTGGCGACCTTTCCATCGAAGAAATAACAGCGGCCTAAAATGCCATACTACTCGGACAACCTAGACGACCTGCTGGCGTTCGATGGCATCCGCTCGTTTGTGGGCGGTCAGGCCAGCGGTCTGCAATCAGACCTTCTGGCTGAGAATCAGGTTCAGCAGTTGGTCAACATGACCCTGTCGCCCAAGGGAAGCCTTGAGACTCGTAGGGGGGTTGCCAACTTCAACACGACCGCCACCAGCCAAGAAGGCTCCATCGGCGGAATGCGTTACTACGACACGGCAGCAACCGAACGTCTGGTCACGGTTACGCAGGGTAGGCTTTATACCATTGATTCCAACGGAAGCGCGGACATTCATCCTGCTGACGAAATTTGGGATAGTTTTACAGGAGCAACCCGCACTTGGGATAATGAAAACCAAGCTTGGGCTGACGGATTTTCGACCGATTTCGATGTCAAGGTAAGCATGGCGCAGTTTAACGACAAGATGTATATGGCCGATGCGGATGGTCCTCTTTATTACTATGATGGCGTTATTGCCACACGGCAGGCTGGGAAGGTCAGGGCGATCACGATGTCCACCAGCGGAACCGGCTACACAAGCGCAACCGCCATCGTGACCGGGCCGGATTGGGGTGGCACCTTGCCGACCTTGGTTACCACCGTGGCTGGCGGAGCTGTGACGGGTGTTACAGTTGTGGATAGTGGATATGGTTATTCGACCGCCCCGACCGTTACTATTGTCGGGGACGGCTCCGGGGCTACCGCCACGGCAACCGTCAGTGCGCCTCCGCTTAACCTACGTATCTTAATCAATACAGGAAACCGACTGTTTGGCGTCGGGTCGGCAGGCAACCGCAACACGCTTTACGCCTCCGACATTCTTGATCCGTCTATATGGGATTCCGCCAATAGCGCAGTCATAAACGCAGACGACGGCGATGAGATCACGGCGATTGTTCCATATTACGATAACCGAATCATCGTGTTTAAGAAACGGCGCATCTTTCAGGTAACCATCCCGCCGGATATGACCAGTGCGGCGGATTGGGTGATTCAACTTATTTCAAATAACACCGGCTGCGTGGCCGAAAACTCAGCCGTGCAGGTCAATTCGGACATTTTCTTCCTTTCCGACGATGGAATCCGCTCGCTGGTAAGGTCTGCCGCCGACGACTTTACATCGGTTGGTCTTCCCATTTCCGAGGTTATCAAGGATGTCATTCAGGAAATCAACACGGCAGAGATTGGAATATGCACAGGAGCCTTTTACGATAACCGCTACTTCCTTGCCGTGCCTACAGGCTCCAACGACTTCAACGATACCATCATTGTGTACAATACTATCCTTGGGGCATTTGAGGGTACTTGGACACCGAACGTCATGCAGTTTGCCTTGACCAACTTCCAAGACGAGGGTCTTCGCCTGATGCAGAAGTCAACCACCGGCCAGATTCAAAAGTACAGCGGTTATAAGACGCCAGCGCAGGTAACCACCGCAGACTATCAGGACGCAGGCGTTGATTACGAATCGTACGTTAGGACGAGGGACATGAACTTTGGCGATCCGTTTGCCGAAAAGCACGGCAGTCACTTTGAGGTTGTCTTTGACGATTCATTTTCCACCGATGTAAGCATCACCATCCAGCGCGACACCGATGTTGGAGATATTGACGTTCAGCCAAACCTGAACATCTCCAGTGCCGTCCTTACCCTGCCATTTGTCCTTCCAGCCCAGCTACCTTCCTCGGTCAAGAAAAGGCTTGCCAGCGACCTCCGGGCATACCAGAAGTGGCGTCTTCTGAACATCAAGATCGCCAGCGTGGCAAACAAGATGGCCATCCGCCAGATCACGGCAGCCGCCAACCCAGACACCATCGAGGTGCAAAAGACCCTGTGACGGCGGTGGAATACATCGAGGCTTCCGGCGTGCCTGAGTCCATGTGGCCAAATTTCAGGGAATGGTACTCCTGGTTTGAGAGAAGCAATTTGGTTGGAGTGGTTAAAAATAGCAAAGATGAAATTGCTGGAGTTGCCTTATTTAGAATGATTTATGACGGAGAAGATCCAGTTCCATACGCCCACCATGAAGACGGGGATGATGTTTTTATCGACTTGACCGTTACGTCGATTGATGGTAAACCTACTAGCCAGAGCAAGATAGCCCTAAAGCGGCTTCTTTGCATCTTGCTCGACAACGTAGGCCCAAAGCGAAAAATCATCTTTAACAGAAGTGGTAAGCATAGGAGCTATGATTACATGAAATTTATGCGAAAGGTACTGAAATAACATGGGAGGCGGACCATCCGTACCAGCACCTCCACCTCCTCCTAATCCCTTGGAGGCCGCGAGGGCAAACGATCTTTTCTATCGCTCAAGCCTTGAGACATACATCCAGAAGCAACCCGACGTTGCGGCTCTGGAACAACGCTTGCGCGAGAAATACGGCCCGCGTCAACGCGAGCTTGAACGCCAGATGTCGGCCTTGGATTTACAGCGTTCAGCACAGGCCCAGTTGCAGGTTGAGCGCGAGCTTGGCCCGCAACGCTCGGTTGAGGCAATGCGCCGCCAGTTCGAGATGGCCCCGGAGGCTTTTGCAACCCAGCGCGGATTGGGTCAGCAAGCCGCAATTCAGTTTGCCCGCC